GCGCTAAACGGTTCAACGACGAATACAGCGGCAAATTCGAGGTTAGTTTTCATGGCAGGAGGGGCAAAATACCGGTCCCCCCCATCAACGATGTTTTCGCTTATGTCCAGTCCGACATAGCGGCGACATACAACCGCGATCCGTATATCAGCGTCGTTCCACGCGCCGGCTCCGTCATCGGTTCAAAACTTCTGGAAGTTCTGTTGAATTATGAATGGCGGGAACAAAAAGTAAAAGAAGAGATTGAATACGAGATCATGGACAAGGACTTAGTCGGTTACGGTTGGCATAAAGTCGGACATACGGTTCAGTCTGAGGGAACCGGGGAACAACTGAAAATAATAAAACAATCGCTTTATTCCATGCGGCTTGCTTGGGGGGACGTTCTATGGAATATCGGGGCCCGTCGACCGCCTTTTGATTGTCAATGGATGGCGCAGCGGATCGTAAGACCTTTGGATGACATAAAAGCGCGGCATCCAAACGCCAAGACATTGAAAGGGGCAATGCACCCGGACATAGACGAAAACACATACAAAAAAGCTCTTTATAAAGACGACATAGACGTATGTGTGTTCTATGAAATATGGGACGCCAGGACGAAAAAGATTTATAAAGTCGCGGAGGGGTTAAAAGACAAATATTTGGATGATCCGATTGATTGGCCGCCGTATCTCGACGAATTTCCGTTTCTCATGTATTTCGACTTTATCGTGCCCGGATCTCCCCGGCCCATGAGCGCCATTGCTCCCTGGGAGCCACAAATACTTGAAAAGATGGTCCTCCTGGCTTCGGCGATAAATCACTGCAAAAGATGGAACCGCCAAATGATAGTCAACAACGGCGCTATTGACGAGAACGCCTTAGACAAATTCGAACGCGGGGACGATGGGGCGATTATTACGAACAACGGGACGGGGGAAATCGACAAGAACATTAAACTGCTTGATTTCGGCCCATTGCCGACAGACTTTTATCAGGTCATGGACAGGCTTGACGCCATCGCGAGATATATCAACGGCCAACCGGAATTTTTCCGGGGAGGCGTAACGAAAACAAGCACAAGGACTGACGGAGAACTCGACAAGATCGGGCAAGGCGCGAAATGGCGCGTTGACAGAAAAATAGACAGGCTTGAATCGCATCTTGAAAACATAGCCCGCCATATGCTGGCGCACTTGAAAGGAAACTTTGATTTTGAAAAAACCGTTAAGGTCGTCGGAGAAACGCCGGAGGAAGTTATACAACAGTTAGGCGATTTATACGATCCGACCACGCAAACCGCCACGTTTTCCGAAAACATGATAACAGGAGAATACGACGTTGAAGTCAGAGCCGGGTCTACATTGCCGCTGAACGAAGAGACACAGGAAGCGGTATTGAGAGATGTCATGACGAATGTGGCGCAAGTCGCGGCACGTGGTCCGATGTCTCCGTTTCTAAACGCCGTTATTCAAGAACTTTTGAGCAAATACAAAATCAAGAGTCTTGAGGAAGCGTATAAACTGGAATTCGAAATGGCGCGAGAACAAATGGCAAAAAGCCAGGGCCAAGCCAGCATTGAAGATACAAAAGTCATGGCGGACGCTGACAAGCGAACAGCCCAAGCGAAACAGATTACAGCGGAAACCGAAATCACGATGCAAGAGGCCAACATGGGACCGGAAGGCAGGGCCATGATGAAAAAAGCTGAAAGACCGGAACCCAGTCCGGTCGCCATAAAATGACATGCAACGGATGCCAGAACAAAAATGCCAATTTCGTGAAGGCCGGGTTTTTAAGGAATGAAAAAGACGAACGCGAATTTTATGAGTGTTGCGATGGATGCGGCGGAGCTGGGCCCGTCTATGCCCCGGATGTGTTTTGGGACGGCAAGCCGGAAGAAAACCTGGCGGACGGCCCAGACGGGAAACCGATAACCTTTCTGAGCCGTGGACAGAAAGCGCGGTATCTCAAAGAAAAAGGAATATATGAGGCCGGAGATTCTTTCCACGGAGCCGCGTTTACGGGGATTGTCTCGGAATCCAAAGAAGAGAAAACGCGCCGCACATCTGATTTGGTCCGGCAAGCGAGGAAAAAAGTTGAGTCGATGGGAAAAGATGTCAGAAGGCGGGAAGTTCTGAA